GCAACGAGGACAATTGCGAGCGTCGAGATTCTTCAGGTGCTCGACAACGTCTCGGGAGTTCCATGTGGCCGCGAACGTCTGATTTCTCAATGACCCAATCGCTCCACGCTTGCTGTAGGCTAAGTTGCAACAAGGGTACAGGTGAAGGTCAGCACCGATGTAGGTTGACACCTTGGAATACCCGCAGTCGGTGTAATGCGGACGTTCTAGTTGCAAGTCTTCTATTCGGTCTCCGAACAGATTGAACACCCTGAACTTGTCAGTTGTTAGGGTCTCTGCACGCTTGCATTCAGCGTAAGCTTCCGAATGAAATTCTCGGAAGTACTTAAAACCTAACGACTGAAACAGAGCTGAGATTCGGAAGTTATCAACCCCTAAGTCTCTGGCTGCATTGGCCGCATCAAAGACTTCGCCCCAATTGCTTTCTGTCAGAACAAATCCGACGCCGACCAACGCCGAAGGACGCAACGCCATGAATGACTTCACGTTGTCCAATACTTTTTGGTAAGTGTCTATTGGGTTGCGTCTGTATTCTGCGTATGTGGACGCACTCCCGGCATCGACAGAAAAGCGTACCCAACTCGCATCCGCCAATATCTCGGAATGTTCGGAAGTCCACCGAACTCCGTTTGTCACAAGCCCAAGCTTTATCCCTGACGAGAGTATGAGAGAAGCCAGCCCGAGAAACTCCGGATGCACTGTCGGCTCCCCTCCGCCAGTCAACTCAATAGCTTGCACGCCTAGCGTCTTACAGTCCTCGACGATCTCTTTGAGTTTCTCCCAGGGAATTTCATCGCGGGTATCGAATGTCTGATTCGACGTATATCCAACAGCACGATAGGCACACCCTTTGCAAGATTGGTTGCAGCGATTCGTTGGCACCAATTGCACATGAATCGGACTTACGTGCTGGCCCATTCGCATCTTCTGGAGAGTGCGTTGATGATGGAATATCTTCAGTGGAGAATATGCGTTATTCATTGTGCAACTCCATGGCGTCGAAGTCCTCACCACGAAACGTCCTGGAGACTGGATGCCGCGTTTTCTTCACGCCATCGCCACGTACCGATTGTATCGATGATTCTTCTTCGCCCGCGTGTTGCAATAGGCTCGGTGCGTGCGTTTGTTCTTTGTAGCCAATCGAGCGAAGCGATGTCACTACGGCTCCGTCGATATTGTACATCGGATATTTCGTGCCTTGTGAATGGCCCATAAATCGCGGCACGTTCAGCAAGTCAGTCGCCGCCTGGTTACTGAGCACAATACCCAGGGCACCCCTTCCTCTTTGGTTCGACGTGTGCCAGCCCTTCTTATTCTTTCCGAGTCCTTCGTTCTGCGGGACCGAGTATAGATTCCAGTATCGCTTTTCGTCGTACTCAACCGAATCAAGATACTGCCGCAAATTCCGATACGTCAGAATGTCATCCTGGAATATCGCGTACCTGTCATGATTCGGAAACCGAATGAACAATTCCAGCAACCCCAACTGCCAGTTTCCAAACGCTCCGATGTTCGGTTCCCGAAACGTCAGAGGCAACCCGAATTGCAAGTAGTCGCATTCTCCGGGTTCGCCGTCAACGAATAGCCGAGGCTCATCGAATCCCGCCGCCTTCAGGGATTCGAGAGTCTTCGGCAAGAGGCTATCGAATCGACTTGGTACGGTCGTTACACCGTAAGCCCACGTTATTTCAGACATGTTTCGCTCCGTTCTGCTCGTCTGATTGCCAGTTTGATTAACACCTTCGCACCGCTACGGATAAACGGAAGGCTACGTTTTTCTGCTTCCTCTTCTAGCCAGTCCGTAATCAGTTCGATGTTTTTGCGGCACCACTGCGGCCCCTGTTGGTCCATTCGTTTTGCGTGTTGTTCGCAATCACAATCGTTAGTGATCGCGAATCGTCGCAGCAATCTCTTAAGCTCTGTGCCCGGATGTTGTTTCATTTCACCCGTACGATGGTCAGGACAACGTAGAAAGGCATCCGGTTATCGGTCGTTGTATCGCTTTTGAAATCTCCGAGGTGAGTAGAGTGCTCAAAAATATCTGATTCATCTTCCGCAGTGCCTGATCCTACTGGAGTGGCCCCTGTTGTCCACTTCGTTGGGTCGACGAATTCACCTTCCTCAAATGTCATTTCGTCACCGCCGATATCCATATCGTCGGATGGATCGACTCCATCAGCCTGAATGAATACCTGGCTTGCCGTACCGCTTAGCGTATTGTTTGTGAGCTTGTCCCACGCGTACACTAAGTCGGTGAAATGATGATCGTGGTCGACGTGTGCATCATGGTCCGGGTGGTTGTTCTTTCCGTTCCCGTCGTCGTAATCGCCATGCCACCGAAAGCCGCCCGTCCCTTTCAGTGTTCCTTCGTTCGACTCGCCGCCAGTGTCCCTGCTAAGTAGCACTCTGTGAGCGGCATTCGTTAGTTCCTCCCATCCTTCCGGAATCGTGCTTGTCCCGTGTGGTGTCGTAATCAATGTCGTCTGTCGAACATCGCCGACCTTGCCGTTCATGTAGTCGCCTTCGCCAATGAAGACGCCATCCTCTGCAACGCTGTACAGAATGATTCCGTCTTCATACACCGCAGGATCGGCGTCGATTGTCCGAGGCAAATAGACGTAGAAATTGTCCGTTCCCGGATTCGTTCCGGCACGGTCATCTACAGACACGCAATAGACGCGAGGGTCGCCCGCGTTGTCCTCCCAATCGCTCACCGCCTGAGCGTACCTTGGTCCGCCTCCGCCTGTTGGACTTGCTACCCACTTCCCTTGCTTTGTCCGATGAATCAATATCCATGTATCCTCTGGAATGGCCGCCGTACTGATATTGTAAACGGTCTTGTCGAGATCAACGTAAGCCTCCATTACCTCGGTTGATTCGTTGATTCGCCAGATTTCACACTCGGCATATCCTGGTATGTCATCGCCGCCAGTTCCGACGGTTCCTTGATCGTCAAGCTTCGGAATCCCTCCGGTCGGAGTCCGTGCGATGTAAACGTCCGGAGCCTGGAAAACGTGCGGATCTTCTCCGTACTTATTCGGAGGTTGAAACTTCCGAATCCATTCCAACGCCGCTTCGATTTTCCGTTCATCTAGTTCGGTAAGAAACGAACCCATTTCATCACTCCGGAATCACTGTAATCTCGATTCGTGTTTCGCCACTCTCGCAACGAATCCACGGTTCGACGGGTTTCTCTGGCCAGAAATATTGCATGTGGCCGGGAGGCAGACGAAAGACGATAGAATGATCGAGGCCGAATCCGAGATACACCATGCCGTCGGGGATCTCTTCAGACGGTTCCGGTGCCTGAGTCCGAATCGGTTTTGGTAGCACGTTCTCGACAATGATGTAGCTGCAGTCCTGCCCAACCCATCCCAAGTCGAGTTGATGCCATTCGTCGGTAATCTTCAGCCGTCGCCGATACGGTTCCTCTTCGCTCTTCAGGTAGCAAGAGAATAGCCCCTGAGTCCGAGTCGGATTCTCATTCGGAAGGCTGTGGTAGAGAGAGACGTTCGCGGAGATGCGAGGGAAAGGCTTGCGTGTCTTTGTCGGAACGTCAAATACAATCGGTGCATCGGACGCTTCGACTTCCTCTTTTGTTGGGAACGGATCTCCTATTCCCGGTAGTTCGACTTCCATGGTTTCGCTCCTAAGGAATGTGTCACACCTCGAATGCCTCCACGAGAACATTCGCCGCCGCCGTGTCTGCCCGAATCCGCAAACGGTTATCTGTGTCCGCAGCAGTTCCGACAACGCCCGTTCCGAATTCGTCTTGCAAGTCCCGAGACAATCGAACAACGAACGATTCGCCGGGTAGCAGTTCGATCATCGGATAGAATATCTCCGCCGCATCGTCCCAAATCCCGACCGTGACGAAATTGGTGGAGTCCTGATTCTGAATCCGGCAAAGTGCGGGTTGCGTCAATTCGGTAAAGTCAACATCAGTTCCATTCAGGGACGCTTCGATGGATCCGACAACCGGCCCCTTCGTGCCAGCAACGTCAGCGTTGAACGCTGTAGGCTTGGAGCTGTAATTGAGATAGTCACCTTTTGTGACGCTCAGGCTGGAATTGATTCGTGCTTCGTTGGTCATGATACTCTCCTTAGAAGGATGTCGGAATTCCTAGTAGGGTGAAGTCCGATTCTTCGTATACTTCGGGTTGTAATATGTTCCCGTCGGCAGGGTCATTTGCGATAGAGCCATCAGCTTTGAGTGGCAATACCGTTGACACATTGTCGTCGTTTTTGTCTTTGTTTTGCTCGAAGTCCGACACCTTCGGAGGGTCGTTAAGCGGATTGTCGATCAAGTGGCGAGTGCCCTCGTCCGCAACCTCTTCATCCCATGTATTCCAGTTGACTTCAAACTCAAACCGCCGAGTGTAGTAGTAGTCGCAAACTCCGTAGAGTTTCCGCTCCCACGTCACGTTGGCAAGCAACACCTTGCGGGCGTCAAGACCCCACAGCGTATCATCGTTGACTGTCGGGACCATCTCAGCAAACACATCCAACTCCAAGTCCGCCACATTCTGAGCGACCCAAACAGTAGGATGACTGTCGTCGACTTCGACGAATAACCGTTCAAGGCTAGCCGACTCGATCTTGTCTCCATTGCGATCCTTGAATGCCTCACGCTTGTCTTTCGCAAAGCTACCGCCTACCTGTTGCGGTTCCAGTAGCGGGTCCTCTACCGTTTCGTCTTGACATCGGAAACGTGGCAACGTGCTGAATGTGTTTTTGATTTGCCAGAAGTAGCCGGGCTCATTCTTTGGCTGCTCACTGTGCGTGGATATTGCAAGTTGCGGTGTACAGAATGCCCACGCATCAGAATCGCCGCCGTAATTCCAGAAGTCACCAACAGACGGAAGCCCAGTAGCGAAGGAAGCGGTCTGCGGACCTTCACCTTTACCCGTTCGCACTAGCCACGTAATGCTGTATTCGCGTTGGCCTTCCTTGCCACGCGAAGCACTCCACCCGAGTCGCCCTTCTACTTCCGCCATCACTCGCTCCTTAGTTCAGGTTCGCCGGTTGGAGGTTGTCTTTGATAACGTCCAGTGCGTCTGCCGCTCGCTCGGCTGCCGTCAGTTGCTTTTCCTCTGTCGTCTTTTGCTCTCTTCCCTGTGCTCTGGCGAACGACCTGAAATAGTCTGCGGTGCCGACGCGTGTTCCACGTCGCACCGAAGCGGTTCCAGGACCAGACACTTTCGGTTTTGTGGCGTCGTCAAGTTGCTTCTGTGCATCAGCTCGCGTCTTTTCAATCTCGGAGTATTCCTTCTTTGCTGTTTCCTTGCTTATCCTCCCTTGCTGCAAGAGCTTATTGACGTACTCGGTTTGCTCAAAGTATGTGACGTGTATGCCCTGATGCTTCTTCGTCAAGGCTTCCGCGTCACGCTGCAAGGCCGCTTCCGCTTGCTCTTGCTTTTGTGCGGCCCTTTTCGCTTCCGCATTCGCCTCCCGTTGTGCTGCCAACAAGTCATTCCTAATCCGAAGCTGTTCAATTAGCTCTTCGTTTACACGCGTTACCCCGTCTTCCGCTCGCTCTTGTTCAAGTGCGAATATCTGTGCTTCCGTCGCCGTCATTCCCATTGTCTGGAGTTGCATATCGAGTGTCCCTAGCAAGTCGATTGCCTTGTCATTCATCGCCTGCTGAGTTTCAAGCTGGAGTCGTGCTTCCTCAAGCCTGGCTTGTTCGCCTTGTTTTTGAGCTTCGACGTCTTTATTAGCTTCTTCGCGTCGGAATTTATCTTGCAGTTGCCTCAGTTCCCATAGGTGATCTTTCGCTGCGTTCAGTCGCCTGGCAGCATGTCGCCTTTGTTGTGCGACTCCAACGTCATCGGCAGCGGCGGCATCTTCTACTGCTGTATTATCTGCCAGTATCGTTCCTTCGTAGCGATCTTTGAGTTTGCGTGGCCCAGCAATTTTTTGTGATTCCATTTGAAGAAGCTCGACTGCATCTGTTGCTTCGACTAACCGTTTCTTAAGTTCAGCAGCACGCTCGGCACCTTCCTTGCCTACAATATCTTGCACTATCTTCGACCGAGATTGACCCGCCAGGTCAAGCATCCGTTCAAATTCTGCATTCATCTCAGCAGCTTTCATTTTGACATGAACGAATGCAGCAGCTATCCCAGCAGTTGCTATGCTCCCCAAAGCTGCTTTGCTAGCAATCGATTTAATCGTGAGGGCACCCATCGCTGTGGAGGCAGCACCGATCGCAACAAACAGCTTCCCAAGTACCAGCGTCAGCGGACCGACAGCAGCGGCTGTAAGTCCGATGTTTACAATCAAACTCTTTGTACCGGAATCAAGACGGCTCCACCATCGAGTCCATTCCTTTACCCATTGGCCAATTGACTTGACCATTGGCACTAATTGCTCGCCGATGCTGGCTGCCATGTTTTTGACGTTATTCCATGCAACCTTCATCTGATTGCTGAATGATTGCATCTGCTTATCGGCAATCTCCTTGGTGATTCCGTTCGCCTTTTTTGTCTCGTCGTAATATTCCCGAATCGCTTCGCTAGTTCCAAGCAATGGCAAGATGGCCTGTTGCACCCTAGCCTCGAATCCGAGCATGTCAAGCGTGGCTACCTTCGTTTCCGCCGACATGTCCTTCATGATGTCTTCCAGATTCCCGACGATGTCCGCCATGTGACGCATCTCGCCGCTACTATCAAACACACTAAAGCCTAGCCTCTTATGTTCCTTAGCATTGTCCATGGAAGACTTCGACAGCAAGCGGAATACCCTATCGAGTTGCGTGCCAGCCAATTCAGACTTGACGCCCTGGTCGGCAAACGCGGCAAGCACCGCGACACCTTCCTCTATGTCCTTATTGAATGCTTTGAGTGCGGCCCCTGCCTTCGTCGTCAAAGCTTTCGAGAACTGCTCGACGCTGGCATTGGCAAGCGTATTCGCCTTGACCAGTACGTCAGACACACGGACTAGATTCCGAGTGTCCTCAGCAACGTCTTTCGATGTCATTCCCAACGCACTTTGAGCATCCGTCAACAAATCCGTAGCGGTCGCCAAATCGAATGCACCGGCAATAGCGAAGTCTTGCACCTTTGGCAAGAGTTTCATCGACTGTTCAGCGTCTTTTCCGGCAGACGCCAGGAAGAAATACGACTCCGCCAATTCCGTTGCAGAACGCGGACCTTCATTGCTCAGGCCAATAGCCAGATTCCGCATTCGTTCGACTTGGTCGCCAGTCGTTTGCATAATCGAAGTTGATTCGACCATCGCCTGATCGAATTGAGCAAACGCACGGACACCCATGCCGGCAAAGATTCCGAGAGGCAAGGTTACCCGCATCGTCAACGCACTGCCCATCGAAGTCATGGACGCACCGGCCGACTTCAGTGCAAAGCCGTAATTCTGAATATGCAATATCGCACGGCGGAACTTATTATTCGTGTTCGCCAGTGCCATCTGAATGCGTTGCTGGTCGGTGATAAGCTTGCCAGTAAAATCACGCAACCGACCTCGGGCGTCACGAGTGAAGTACTCAGTGGTCTTGCCAGCTTTCTGGACACCCTTGACGTACTGGCTAGTTTCAGCCGTCAGCCGAACTACAAGCTTGTCAACTTCGGTTGTCGCCATCCTTGCCACCATACCCAACTGCTGCTAGCAGGTGAGCCTTTTGCATTTTCCAGATCTTTTCGCGTTCAGCTTTCGACGGTTTCTTTTTCTTCCGTGTGAATTTCAGTAGGAAGTCCGTGAACTTCACTGCCGCCGGACGTTTCACGAATGACCTCCTCACCTCCGCCGCAATTTGCATAAGGTAGTTGTCCGTTCGTGATGGTCTGTTGTCCTCTTCGTCCAGCCATTCGATCCACGCCAGAAACTCCCGATGAGTCGTCTCTTGCATGCACTTCCGAAGCGACATGCCAAGGTGAGACGCTAATCGGAACCATCCGTCGTAAGCGTTTCTGAGTTTTTTGCCGTCTCATCTTCGTCGCGAAGCTCCGCGAGTTTCGCTTGCAATTCGGCAATCTGCTTTTCGATGTCCTCTTCAGAAACGTCGGCGTCGAGCTTGCTGATCTTCTTTGCCTTGTCGAATAGGCTCGTGATGATTCGATGCGGCCACTTGCGAACCTGCGACTCTTGCATCGGCTTCCGAATGCCAGATCCATCTTCCACCTCGAACAGGCAAAGGGACACAAGCAACGGTTCCAAGTCGCCAAGCTTGCTGAATCCTTGCGGGTTACCATCGGCTCCGTACTTCGTGCAAGCGATGGACGCATTCCGCCACTTCACGGCGGCATCGCTCATTGCCTCTTGCAGGACGTATTCTTTGTCGCCAATCTTGTACGGAATTTCGATAGGCGTCAGATCAAACGAGATTACTTCGGACATTGGTTTCGCTCCAAATCAGGTTGAAAGACGGTGCTGGCTGTTCAAGGGGATGTGACAGCCAGCACCGGGTGATACCAAGCACCGTTTGGTGGTTGGCTGTATAAACTAGGTTCCAGGCTTGTTATCGAGGACAGGTGCCTCTTCAGTTCTGGTCGACGGATCTCGGTTCGTCGGCTGAACAGTAACCGTTGCCTCGGGCTGCTCGCCTTCGACCATTTCCCCAGGCTCGAATCGCTTGAGGAAGCCGTAGAATGCAAGTGAGGTTCCATCGGGGAAATAAACCGCCACGGTCGTTTCGACGTTCAGGAGGTTGTTCTTAACGCCATCATAGACAAGCGGGTCCCATGCACACGTCGTCGAGAATTCCGTCAGGGTCGCCAGTGAGCGAGCCGCGAAAGTCCGCAACGCAGAATTGTGCATCGTGGTAATGTCGATTTCGTCACCACCATCCCAGCCGGGAGGCGTGACAGTTTTCATCCACAAGCCGATGTCCGTATCGGCCGAGAATACGATCCGAGTCGAATACCCATCGTCGAAATGGATTCCAGCGGGATCGCTTAGAGAGGGTGCTGAAGGTTCAGCCATGGTATAGCTCCTTAATTAGGATTGCCGAATTGCGGCAGTTGCGTTAACAGTGAAAACATCCAAATCACTTTCCGGGTGCTGCTTTCCAATCGCCAGCACTTCCGACTTTCGCGAAATGGCGTAGATCGTATATCCGGTTGAATCAACGGTAACGCCCGTGTATCCAACCTCTTCATCGAGTGCCACCGCAATGGCCCTCGCCTTTGTGTATCCTGTTGGGTGTGTCTGTGAACGAATTCGGACTTGAAATCCGTGGTGCTCTTGCTGTTCGCCACTCGTTTGCAATCGTCCGTCACTTGTTCCTTGGTTGTCGAAAACGCTGATTACGTTGTCGGGCGAATCAGGCTCATTCGATATGTATGCTGGCCACGAATCCGAATCGGCCGGAGACGTAGCGTATCCCAGGTCAATCAGCAATTGCTGTATAATGGCCGACGGTGAATGGGTTAGTGTTCCGCTCATTTATCCGCGTTCCATTTTCGTGTAAGCACTGCCCTTGAGGTTTCCGGAATCAACAGGCACCAATTCCTGACTCTTCTTTTGCAGCGAATGTGCCGCGAGCAACAATCCGGTCCGAAGGTCGCCTGTCTTCTGGTATGCCTTCGCGATGATCTTTCGCCACAGTGCTCGATGCTGCCGAAACGGTGCCACAAGGAATTGATTTTGCCCTCTGCCTTGCGGGTCCCAATAACGCCCCTGTCGTTTCGTTCCATCCGGTCGTTTTCCGGTTCGTTTCTTCCCTTTCAATTTCATGTTGTACTTCACGTTGATATTGTTTTCATGCACGTACAAAGCGTACTTCGCACCGTAGCCAACCAACGCCGACAACTTGTCAGACTTCCGAGCCTTACCAACCATGCGGTTGAACTTGCTGGCCAATCGCTTGTCGCCTACTACGGTTGCTGCCATTAACTTGCTCCATGTTAGCCATGCCGTACGTAGTCTTGCGTCTCACCATCTCGATTCGGAGCAAGCCTATGAGCAAACCCAGGCAAGGCTCCCCATTGATCTCCGGAATAGCGATAGTCGCTAGCACGCATCACCAAGCAATTGCCCGCGTCTACCTGCTCGCGAAGGTAAGAAAGTATCTGGTCTGTCAGAGTTGCGGAGGCAGTGGTAGCTCCCGCCGCATCTCCTATGATATGCCAAGTAAGGCTTGTCTTCTCTCCGGCTGTAATCACCCCATCGATAAACGTCTGAGCCGTTGCGAAATCAGGCCATGTTACATTGTTCACGGACATGTAGTTATTGCCCGCGAACTCGCCACTGATTGAAACGCCATCCGCCATTGACGGGTAGACACTAGAGCCCGTTCCGCCGCTGCGAATTGCATCGGTGCGGCCCTCGGCTGCGGCCGCTGCCCTGATAGTTGCATTGTTGACTCCGCCTGGAGTTGCCACGTACCGAACGCCACGAGACCAGCCATGATGAATCAACCAGTTGGCTGCCTTGCGAATCTGCGTCTGTACGTTGGCCTGACTCAAAGCCGCCCAATCATTGTCGTCCCAGGTATGCACCGAGAATTCGTGGCCCAGTTCGTAGGCAGAATTCAACTCGTCCTTGGTCAATGCCGTGGATTCTCCGGTTTCAATGTCATTGCAAATCAGATTCAGCGTCATGCGGAATCCGTACTTTTCGACCAGCGGCATCAAAGTGGTATTCGTCGTATTGCCGTCATCGGATTCAAGCAGGAAGATCGGCATGGGCTTCACTGCCCGGAACGAAGCAAGCCTTACAGTGACATCTGAAACGTCCTTGAACATCCGAAGTCGGATCTTCTCGATCCCTGGAGTTGTCCAGCTATCGTCATCAAAATCCCCCGCGTACGTATATCCGGTTCCTTTGACCTGCCAACGCAAAACATTCCAGCCAGTGTATCGAGGCACGATAGCGGGGTTCACATAGTAATCACCACCTGCAACATCCGACCACATGTAGGTCTGCAACCCTGCTCCAACGTTGGCAACATTGTCCACATGCATCAGGCATTCCATTTGTGGATATGTCGCCAAGTTCATCTTAAAATTCGTGGTCAGCGTAGACTCAATCGAAGCGTTGCTGTCACCGTCGGTAAACAGCTTCTTAGCCTGTCCGCCTAAACCGACGTACGGTTCGCCCGTTTCGTCTGCGACTGTTCCATTGCCCGAGTAGACTGCCCACGTCCCTCCGTACAACTCCTCTGCCTCGAACATCGAGATAGGGAGTCCCTTAACGAGAAACGGATTGTACGGAGGCAGAGACGCTGGAATCAATTGCTCCATGCCACCGAACAGACGGTCTTCGTAAACAGCAAGGTCTGTTCTCGGCCCCCAAACATTAGCACCCATGTCTATTCTCCTCAGCTAGCGATGACTTCTTTGCTGGTAACCCCATAATCAATCAAAGCATCCCCACCATCTCCTTGAGCGGTGACAGCAGAAATGAATCCACCAGTCACCTCCGTCACGCCATCAAGGACAGGCTGGACTGCTTCAACCTCTAATGAAGCTCCTGCCGGGATGCCAACGTACTCACCTGTCTTGTGAGCACCGACTACATTGATAAGCACCGGAGCTGCTGACGAAGACCTGCACCCCACGAAAAACTTCTTTGCATTGCCACCGTCCGTTGTGGCATCGAAGATAGTTACAGCGGATGCCGACGATATCGTTTGTGAATTAGCTGCACTTGCCATGCTACACCACTCCTTTCGTATATTGTGTTGTTGTTGCCATTATCTTGACGCCGGCTCGATTGAAATTTCAAACTCACCACTGTTCGCAGGAAATGTATCTTGCTTTCCGGATTCCTCCACGATGAAATACGCATGGAAGATTCCGACCGTGTCCACGTCCGCCGCCTGAGGTGAATACTGAACCTTACCATTCGTCGCGTCTGTCACGCTCACGTTCGTTGACGTTTCCGCTACCTTGTCTTCTCCGGTTTTCCGAAACACCATGTGAAACTTCACCGTCAAACCAGACAAGTCTACCACCGTGTTGTCAGGACGTTTCAACGTGGCTGCAATCGCAATCCGCGTATCGTCCTGTTGCCGCGTCTGTTTTTGGTGTGCCATGTTACGTCCCTGTCAACGTGAAGTTCTTTGTGCTGGTCCCTTCCAAATCGAAGGCGTCCTCTTGCGTGCCGGTCAAGGTGAGGTTTCGATTGTCCGTTCCGATCAGGTCGTACCTCTGACTTACAGTTGCCGCAACCGCTTCCGGTGAAGCACCCCAGCCGATTACGTATCGAAGGTAATCAAGGAATCCACTTGCCATTAGGAGACTCCTGTAATCGGGTCAGCCGATGCGTCAACCGTCACGGTGTAGGTTTGGAACGTCGAATCGTCCGAAGGTTTCTTAGCCGTCAGCGTCGTTCCGCTGATGCTGGAATTCGTGCTAATCATGATGGTGGCACCGAGGCTATGTTTGTCGGCAGTGTCTTCCACGTTCTCCACAGCACGGACTAGAATCGCGTCGGCCGTGCTGTTGCGTTCTGCCTCCGTCAGCGAAACCCCAGTAGTTACCGAGTTGACTGAGCCAGTCAGATTCCCGGTCCATGTTCCGGTAATGTCCGTGGTCCACGCCGTAACCAAATCAAGGCCATCAATAGCAAGCTTGAATCCCGTCTTGTCGCTCACGGTTACGCTCGTCGCCGTAATCCATGCCGCATCGCCGCGATCCCTGATTGCTTGGAGTGCATCATCCGAGCTTGCGAACGTCGACCAGTCTCCAGTAGTGGATGCCAGTTTGGCCATGATGCTATTGTCAACCGGATCGTCCGAATCAGCCACCGCAACAAGATGGTCGAGTTTCTGAGCGACGAGTGCGTCATTCGCTTCTGATTGAACTTCCGCTTTCATTCCGGTCGACATTCCGCCCAAGTCAGTCAGCCCAGCACCCGCGACTCCTATTTCCGATGTGTCAGCAACTATCTCGACAGTCATCAGGTAGGTCGCGTTCCCAAGTGACTGGAGAGCCTCTTGCGAATCCGTGGTATTGGCGTAGTCGCCAGCACCACTTCCGCCGTCCGCATTGATCTCCGCCAATTCCGTTGCATTGTCGGTTGCTATCGCCGAATCGCTTCGTGCGATCAATTGCGTATAGGCCAGTAGTTTCGCTTGCGTTGCCATTCCGCTTTGAATCTCCGTCACAGCATCCGCCGCAATTGCGTCAGCAGTAATCGAATCAGTTGCGAACGTCGCAGCCACAAGAGCATCCGCAGCAAATGCGTCCGCCGTAAACGCTCCGGTTGCGATGGAGCCAGCGTCGATTGCATCGTCTGCGATTGCATCGGCCGTTATGGCATTGGAAGCAATCGCTCCAGAATCAATTGCGTTGTCAGCAATGGCCCCAGCGTCGATAGCGTTGTCCGCGATAGCATCTGCCGTAATCGAATCAGTGGCGAACGTCGCAGCTACAAGAGCGTCTGCCGCGAAAGCATCCGCAGTGAATGCTCCCGTCGCGATAGAGGCCGCATCAATGGCGTCGTCAGCAATCACTGCCGACGTGATGGTGTTGTCACCCATCGAGATGACGACAGATTGATTCGTTCCGTCAGTCACCGTCGATCCGGTGCTAGTGTCAGTGAGCGACGTAGAATCGCCGTACAGGTTCACGACTGCCGCAGTAGCCGTTCCGTCAATCGTAATCGGTCCAGTGATTCCAACGAATTGAACCGTCTCACTGCCACTCAGCGTTACGGTACGTGCCCGAGTGATTCCGCGAACCTCAACATCCGCACCACCTGTGATGATTGTGGTTCCGCCACCGACAACCACCTCATGGCTCATGGTGCAATCAGAATCGAGCGTGATGTGTGCTCCACCCTTCCAGTCACGGTTATTGACTCCAACCGCTCCACCCTCACCAGAGAAGTCGAAGTAGGGCGTTCCAGATCCAGCCACTAAGGAAACGCATTCGACGAATACGTATTGTCCGGTTCCACTCGACGTAACAGGCGAGCCTGAAGTCCCCGCGAATCCACACCGAACCGCGTAGCACGCCGGAAGCGACGTTCCTGCATTGATCTCACAGTCCTCGATAAGGACGTTGCTTCCTGTTCCGGTTCCACTGATCGAAGCGTTGTAGAATTTCGCGTGCGTGACAACTTGGCTTCCGAGCGAGAGATTGAACAGGCCATCGCCGAGAAGAGCGTAGTGCGTGCTGTCTCCGGTAAGCGTGATTGTCGAATCATTCGAGATGATGAACTTGTCGAATCGCAATTGACTATTCAGAGTCAGAGCATCGGCCCAGTTGTCGACCTTGTTATCAGCGACACCGTTTACATTGACAATGCTTCCAGATTCACCGTTATTCGTGTCGACACAGATCGCACCGTTCTGGTATCCTGTCGTGCTGCCGGTTTGCGTGTAGCTGACGACGATCTGGTCAATCAGCATCTCCGTATTGGCCTCTAATGAAGACCCCTGAATGCCGACTTTCACCTTGCCGCTTGAATCAACGTGCCGAGCAAACAGCGTAGCCACTTCCGTTGTATCGTTCGCCGACGTGCTGCCGTTGATTCCCGTAAACGCGGTCCCCTTCACAACCTCGAATGAAGTCGTGTCGTTATTGTACGCAACGATGTCAACTGTATCGCTTCCACTCGGAGGTGACCCCTCATCGAGTCGACCATTGACAGAGACTTCTACCGGAGTGGCAGTTGTGCCGATGTCCATCTGATAGTAGTAATCAAGCGTTCCGGCCGCGTTCGTAATTCCGTGGTAGACTCCGTCAATATTGCTGGCGTTTGCGAATGTGCCTGTAGTCTGAGTGCCTGTCGTAAGCGTGTAGGATTCAGCGTCCTGGTTGATTGCAGAACCGCCACCACTGATTCCGCCAATCTGACTCGATAGCGTTTTCAGTGTGTAGGTAGCAGAACCGTCCTCTTCCCGTGCCAGAATCGTCGTGCCAGAATCAGCTTTCGCAAGTGGGTAAGCAGTCGATTCGTCGTACTTTCCGGAAGTAATTACGTCGTCGCTCAAAGCTGCCGTATTGACATTGAGGTAGTCATTGCCGTCAGCCGTGGCACTGACTCCAAGCACCTCCGTGATGTTCGCGTTGACAGGTGCGGTGCGAAACGAACCGATGAATCCTGTTGGGTTCTGCGAATCAACCGCTAGAGTTGCGAAGACAGCATAAGTCGCACTGCTGCCGAATCCATTGCCACCGGTAGCAGCGATCGCCACTTCGTAGCATCCAGACGGGTATTCGATAGCAGTCCCGGTCGTGCTCAGTAAAGTTGCCGATCCGTTATAGACAGGGTCCGCCCCAGCACCATCGCCAGCCTGCCTAACGTAGAATGCTGCACTGGCACCATCATCACCCGACCCGCTTGTGTCGTTGGAGGCGAAATACAAATAGACGGTGTCGCCAAATGCGATGTATTGATGAGTGCTCATAGCAGAGTCCCGTTAAATAGGTCCGCTCCGAGATTAGAGCCTTGTAGTTGATTCATAATCGCTGCTGATGGTGCCACGCCAGTTGCTAAAATCGGCACGGGCTCGTCTCGTGGTCGGATTAGTTGGTGTGGGTCTTGGTAGAGTTGGTGAAGTTCGGAAGCAGATAGATTGCGTTGATGGATGGATGGGACATCTATGTCGCCGATGAAATCCTGAACCCCAGTCCCAACCTCTAGATCGAAAGTACCTGACGTCGGCGGTAGATTGCTCGCATCACTACCGATTGCCGATCCGTTCACGTACAGCGTTAATGCCGAATCCGCATCGACCACGGCGGAGAACATCCGCCACTCGCCGTCCGCGTACGTCGTGCCCGCTGGGTAGACCGCCGTTCCTTGCAATGATGTATTGTTCTTCCAGTAGCAGTACACTCCCAGAAGACCACTGCTAGCACGTAATCCCAACTCAAAATTACTATCATTTGATGTCCATGGACCGCGTGTGATGATGCCACGATAGCCGGAAGAATTAAGCGTCGTGCGTGCCCACGCCGACAGAGTGAACGGTGGAGCAAGATAATCCATCGCCGTTGACAACGACGTACTAGAGAAACCCATTCCGCGTGTTTTCC